CCTCGGTGGCGGCAACGCATAACCAGGGGCGAGCAGGTTTTCCAGCACCTCCTCCCGCTCCCCCTCACCGAGGCCTAACTTCTTTTTCAAGGGAGGTTCCGATGCGTACCGAAGTAGTTTCGCTGGGTCGTAGAAACATCCAGATGGCAGATGGTATGGCGAACGCCGAAGAGGTCTACAATGCAATCTGCGATCGGCTTGAGAGGGGTGACATTCCAGTTCGTGACCGTCATGGGCATTTGCTGGGGTTCATTAAAGAGGCGGTGTTCAGAGATGGTGAAGTGTTTGTTAAGATTCAATTACTCCAAGGAGGTTCTCATGTTGGAGCAGAAGATTCTGGAACTCCTGGTACAATGGTTCAAGAATAACGGAGATTTGAACTACTTTGACAAACTTAGCACCGGTTGGGTGATCGACGGAATATATGACTTGGAGGATCTTGCAGCGTTCCTGGCTGAGCACTTAGAAAAGGAGGTAGCATGAAGCAGTGGATGCGTGACGCAAGGGTGCAAATTGCGGTCGTTGAAAGGTTCAGTGCAGCTCATCATCTGCCTGGACACCCAAAGTGTGGCAAAGTGCATGGTCACAATTACAGGGTGATGGTCAAGTTACGAGCGCACATTTCGGAGCTCGGTGAAAACGGGATGTTAGCAGATTTTGGGAAAGTGAAGAAGACTCTGCGGAAGGTGCTTGTGAAGTATGACCATTCGGACTTGAACGAGAGGATTGAGGTGCCGACCGTCGAAAATCTAGCTATTCGTTTGTTAGTGGAAATGAGGCATTACTTCCCTCAAGTGTATGCAATCAAAATTTGGGAGACGGAGGACTCATGGTGCGAGGTCAGTCTGCCTGGTTAATTACAACCGGCTCTGGGGCTGCAGAGCCTGGGCGAGAAGCCCTAGAAGCCCACACGCGTAAGCCGTGGGAACAGCCACGGGTTGAGAGAGACAGTAGTGAGATCGCCCGCTGCTGCAAGTTTTTGGGGCAAAAGATCAACAGGCTCTTCGTTAAGCGTCCCCTGGATGTGGTGATCATGTTAGATGGTGGAGTGTGGTTCGGTTTGGAAGTGCTGAAGTATGTTAAAAACGTGAGAGTACATTTTGCCAAAGCGCAATCGTACCGAGGTACTGAACCCGGACCTTTGCGTTGGGTCTTGATTCCTCAAGTAACGCCAGATGTAGTGTTTGACGACATTGCAGACACAGGTGAAACGGTTCGGGCAATTAAGCAACTGTGGCCGACGTGTAAGGTGTGTACGCTGTTCAAGCGCTACAATTGCAAGTATCCTCCGGATTTGTATGGGTTTGAGGTGCAGCACGACTATTTCCTTGTCGGGTTTGGGTTGGACTGGCATGGAACGCTACGCAACTTGTCGTCAGTGTACTACATTCAGGAGGAGAGCGATGGTAGTTAATGAGATTTTTGTATCACTGCAAGGAGAGGGAAGGTATGTAGGCGAACCTTGTGTCTTTGTTCGCTTTGCCGGTTGCAACCTTCACTGTCCGTGGTGTGACTCCAAGTATGCATGGGAGGATGGATACTCAATGTCGCCAGAGTCCGTCTTTACGACTGCCGTACAGATGGGTTTAAGGCATGGATGTCGTTGGGTAGTGCTAACGGGCGGTGAGCCTCTTGCGCAAACGCACCAAGAGCTTATAGAGGTCATCGCGGCTGTTAGGGAGGAAGGACTGGATGTGCAGATTGAAACTAACGGACTGTTGTGGGAGCCGTGGAGTGAGGTGCACTGGAATGTCAGTCCAAAGTTATGGTGTATAGATCGTTATCCGAAATTCCTTTGGGAGTACTGGTCGAAGTTCTCGAAGTTCGCGGACCTTGATTTAAAGTTTGTCGTCAAAACCGAAGACGACGTCACGGTCGTCAAACGTTTGGTTGAAACTTACCAGTTCGACTTAAGTTGTGTGTACCTGATGCCTCAAGCAGCTAGCAGGGACGAGTATCTGTCTTTGGCACCGAAGGTATGGGAGTGGTGTACAAAATACGGATACCGTTTCGGCACGAGAGAACACATTGTGTTGTTTGACCAAAGGAGGGGCGTATGAAGGCTTTAATTGGATTCAGTGGCGGCATCGACAGTTTGGCGTTAGCGTATCGTCTGACTCAGCTGGGCTACAATGTACATGGGGTGTACTTTCGGTATGGTCAACGGGATGAAGAGCTGAACAAGTACACAAGTTGGAGTTTGGCTCAGCAATTGGGCATGCCTTACCGGGAAGTTGTGTTGCCAAAGTTGAAGTCAAACGTGTTGACGGACGGAAGAGGGGGCATTCCGGAGACATGGACGCCTCAGTATATCGTTCCATTCCGAAACGGTTTGTTCCTCGCGTTGCTGGCGGCAATGGCGGAGGGTGAAGGGTTCTCTGCAATCGGCTTGGGTGTACATCGTTCAGATCAAGCATGGCCTGACTGCCTGCCCCAATTTTATGATATGTTTTCGAGGTTGCTAGGTCTTGCTCAATGTAACTTAAAGGTATTCACTAATTTGCCGTTTGGAAAGAGTCAGCTTGTGAGGATGCTGTATGAAGCTGGGGAACCGTGGCGTTCGTTATTGTACCAAACACGGTCGTGTTATTTCACCGAACCACCTTGCGGCAAATGCGTTGCGTGCCAAGAGCGTCGTAAGGCTTTTGAGGAGGTAGGCGTTCCGCTGGAGGGATAATGCGACAGTGGTTTGCGATCGCTTTGATTGTATTGTCGTGCTCAAAGGGCTCAGTGCCGGTGGACTCTCACTGGGTCTATGTAGGTTTGGTCAACAAAGTACAGTACTTTGAGCTGGTTGATTGTTTGGGAAAGAGTTACCCGATAACTGCACTACACACTTCACGGTCTGTCGTTCACATTTTGGGCTTCTACCAAATTAGTTTTGGTGCGAGGGTGTATGTGACGCAGCAGGGTGACTCACTTAAGGTTGAGTGGCAAGGACGTAGGGTAGTGTTTGACAAGTTTGTCTTAACGAAAGGAGGTACAGATGAAAGTCGTATGCCTGATGAGCGGCGGTCTCGACTCAACGGTAGCTGCGGCGTTAGCGATCCGTAAGTATGGGGTAGATCAGGTGGCATCACTGCACATTTCGTACGGACAGCAGACGAGCTCGCGTGAACTTGAAGCGTGGTTGGATGTTTGCTCTGCTCTCAGGATTCCGCACTCGAACCGGTTTCATACAACTTTGCACCTTGAGCGAAGCTTTTCTGAGCTGACCAAGAGGAATGGAGACGTACGGTACGACCCTACGAAGAGGATACCCCAAACATATGTGCCATTTCGCAATGGTGTGGCGGCATCCGTTGCTGCACACTATGCGGACGGCTTGGGTGCCGATCTCGTTGTCATTGGAGTTCATGAGGCCGATTCTCGCTATCCAGACTGTAACCGCCAATTTGTGATGTCTTTGAGCCGAGCGTTTAGTGAAGGAACTGCGCACAAAGTGCAACTTTGGGCACCACTCATCGACTATACCAAAGCAGAGATTGTGCAAGTCGGAGTTGAGATCGGTGCCCCACTGGAGCTTACGTGGAGTTGCTACGGAGACAACCGTTTGGCGTGCGGTGAATGCGAAAGCTGTATAACGCGTTACCGTGCGTTCAAAAAAGCCGGCTACATTGATCCGATACGATACAGGAGGGTGCCAGAATGATTCCAGATGTTCAGTCAGGTTCTTCTCGGATTCGCCAGTACTTGAAGAAGGTTGGAGTGCGTAATGTAGAGGTACCGCTAAAGTACGGAGTTGGTTCCTTCAGCGTTTATACAGATTTGGCTCCGGACGTAAGGGGTTCACATCTGTCGCGGTTGGTGGAGTTCGTAGAGCGTTTGTCTGGACAGGACTTGGACAGCCTGCCGCAGAGTGTAGACTCTATGATGAAGGATTTACGTGACTCGCTGAAGTGTGAGCTGGTGTATGTGAAGTGCCGCACGAAGTTTCCGTTTCGTGTTGCGGCGCCCCAAACATCTAGGGAAGGGTGGATGTACGCGAAAGTAACTCTCGATATGGTTGGACGGCCGGACACTCCTACAGTTTGTGACTGGACTGTAGAGGTGCCGATCACAACTGCATGTCCATGTTCCTTGGAGTTAGTTCGTTTTTCTGGCAAGCAGGGGATTCCGCACAGCCAACGTGGGTTGGCGCGAGTGACTGTACGGACGTCGGTTGAGGAGACTGAGGTTGTTGCACGTCTGACTCAGCTGGTGCGGGACACAGTAGTAGCACCGTATCCCGTGCTGAAACGTGTGGACGAGCTCGAGTTCGCTTTAAAACTCCACAAAACGCCGATGTTTGTTGAGGATGCGGCACGTCTGTTGCATAACCGGCTCGACAAAGAGGATTGGGTTCAGGACTTTGTTGTAGTTGTTGAAACATTTGAGAGCATCCACCCGCACAACGCAGTAGCCGTTACGTGTAAGGGGGTTCAGTATGGGTTACGATGATGAACAGTTCTACGTAGGAGAAGTATGGGAGGTTCCCAAAGTAATGGTGATGGTAGATCAGGTCGGGGCAAAGTTGCCTACAAAGGGTTACGCCGATGACGTTGGATGGGATTTGTACAGTCTTAAGTCAATCAAGTTGAAGCCACTTGAGATAGCGGAAGTACCTACCGGTTTGCGAATCTGTATTCCTGAAGGGTTCTACGCGCAAACCGCACCGCGCAGCAGCGGAGCCAAGAGAGGACTGATGCCTCTTTTGACGGTGTTCGACGCAGGCTACACTGGACCTTTGGCGCCGTTAGTCGTCAACCTGTCGAAAAAGACTTTGAAGATTGAAGAGGGAGAAAAATTTTGTCAGCTGATCATAGGTGCAGTCATTCCGGTCAAGTGGGAGTTAGTTGACTTACTCCCTGAAACTCAAAGAGGTGCAAAACGTTATGGTTCGACGGGGAGGCGATGATGTACCTTAGCCAGTGCAAAAGTTGTCCACTGTACCAAAAAGAAAGACCTATCCCAGGCAGGTGGTCAAACCCGCCTAGCGAACCTGGGCAGATGATGTTTGTAGCCGAGTCTCCCGGACCCGAAGAAGTCAAGCAGGGGAAGGTACTCATTGGTCCAAGTGGTCAATGTTTGAGCTATTGGATTCGTAAGGTCGGGATCGCGTGTGGAGTTTACCTTACGAACGTAAGCAAGTGTCCGGCCAAGGGTAACACGTTAGGGGTGACCGCAGACAAATGCTTCCCATGGTTGTTACGCGAAATACATATTTACAAACCAAAGGTTGTAGTCGCTCTAGGAGCGGTGTCTGCTTCGGCTTTGTTGGGGTCGCAGGTTAAGATTACCGAGCAAAGAGGAAAGGTGTTTGACTTAGGTTCTTTCAAGCTTGTTTTGACTATACACCCAGCGTACATACTTCGAAACTGGGAAGAGACGCCTTTGTTTGTTCGGGATCTCCAAATTGCATGGGAAGTATACCAAGGGAAGGAAATTGAAGTAAGAGAACCTGAGGTACGTATCATCAGGGACCCAGGCAAGCTGTTGCGTGTGTTACAGGACTTGCCAGAAGTAGTGTCTTTGGACGTAGAAACGACTGGATTCGACTGGACAAGGGATAAGTTAGTGTCTTGTGCGGTGGCAGTGAGCTCGGACGTAGTGTACGCGTTTCCGTGGGACATCGTAGACGTCGAAACGTTCCGCGACGCTTTGTGTAGAAGGAAGTTAGTAATGCATAACGCGTCCTTTGACACTAACTTCCTTTACGCAAATGGAGTGGATGTACTCGACCAGGTGTACTATGACACGATGGTGGCTGCGCACTTGTTAGAGGAAAACGTTTCGGCATCCTTGACTACTGCTGGATCTTTGTTCTGTGACGTACAGATGGATCTTTCTTACGAGGCGCAGTTCAAAAAAGGAATACGATGGAAGGACCTGAAGGACAGCGACGAGCTTCTGACGTACAACGCGAAGGATGCTGTTCTGACTTTCAGAGTATACGAAGCAACGCAGAGGAGGTTGCAAGAGCAAGGGCTCAACTCGTTGTTTGACTTTCAGATGTACTTGGTTCGTACGTTGACTAGGGTCGAGAGGAGAGGGGTTCTGATCGACGTTGCAAGGCTGGAGGAGCTTGACAGACAGGTAGCGTTGCAGCTTGACGCTCTCAAGCAGCGGATGTTTGACATTGCAGGACACGAGTTTAACGTGAACTCTCCTGCACAGTTGTCAAAAATCCTGTACGAGCATCTGAAGCTTCCGGTACTCAATAGAACGCCAACTGGCAACCCCTCAACGAACGTCGCAACCTTAGAAAAGCTTGCACCTCAATCAGAGTTCGTGCGTCTCCTGTTGGACTATCGGAAACTTGTGAAGGTAAAGTCTACTTTCTTAGGCGGAAGCGAAGGGGATAAGGGGCTCAAGCGGTACATTGCTACGGACGGAAGGGTTCACACTAGTTTCAATATTGCTGGAACCGTTACGGGGAGGTTATCTTCTTCACGTCCAAACCTCCAGCAAATTCCTGAGCGCGGTCCAGTCAATGTACGGGAGATCTTTGTGGCCCCTGAAGGTTGGAAGCTGATAGTTGCCGACTTCGATCGGGCGGAGCTGTACTGTGCAGCTTACTACGCGAGGGACGCTTTGCTGCACTCGAACTTACGTCAGGAGGACTTTCACAGGTACACAGCGTCGCGCATTTTCAGAAAACCGATGGAGGAGGTAACGGACGACGAAAGGTTCGCTGCCAAGACCATCACGTTTGGAATTTTGTATGGACGCGGTCCGTCGTCGATCGCTGAGCAACTGGACATAAGTACGAGCGAAGCACGTCAGCTGTTATACAAATTCTTTGACACCTATAAGGATTTAGCTGTTTGGACTCGGAGGATTAAGGAGATTGTTAGGTCTTTCGGACAGCTTCGAAATATCTTCGGAAGACGTCGTAGGTTCTGGGGCACTCAGTTTGCGCTTCCTGCAGTACGTGCAGCGATCGAAAGGCAGGCGCTAAACTTTTTGCCCCAGTCGACGGCCTCTGACATGTGCTGCGCTGCAGCCGTTGACATTGACATCGAGTTTCGTAGGAGGGGCATGCGTTCGGGTATTGTACTGTTGGTGCACGACTCGATCGTCGTCGAGTCGCCTGAGGAAGAGGTCGAGGAGGCTGCAGCGATCGTCAAGTCGTGTATGGAGAAGCCAAGAAAAGGTTTGCAGATTCCAGTACACGTTGAGGTTGGACGGAGGTGGGCGTAATGTTTAATGTCGCGTTCATTGGCAGTCATAGAGTAGGTAAGACAACGCTGGCTGAACGAGTTTACCAGACCTTGAAGGTTGACTACCCCGATCTAGTTCTGATCAGTAGACTCCACGAAGACAAGATCACCGAATTCGACCGTGCAGAGGACATAGATGTGTGGGCCGCAAAAAGTTATCTGGAGGCGTTCGAGGAAGCAAATTGGCATTTTGTGGCAGATCGTAGTGCCATCGACCCGGTCGGATATGCTTTGGCAAACGACAATTCGAAAGTGTATGAGCAAGTAGTTTGGCTGGCACTCCAGGCTGCGTCGCGCATACGTTTTCTCATTTACGTACCTATCACTTTCCACGCAGCCAAAGACTTCAAGTACCAAAAGTTGGTGGATCGCAAAATTTTGGAGTTCCTCGATTACCACAAAATCCCTTACTACACTGTCAAGTGTTTAGGAGTCGATGACCGTACAGAGGAGGTACTGAACCATGTTTACTCGCAAGTCTAAAGTACAGTGGTGCTTCAACCGCCCACTCAAATACCTGCTCGAGTGGGATGTCGACGACTTTAAGTTTATCGAAGGTTATGTAGCTTTGCAGTCACCGTTACTGTCTCGCTTTGCCGAACTGGACACTCTCAAAGTCGTCGACAATTCCGCCTACCTACTGGGCAAGCCGATTGACGTTGAGGACTTGTGTTATGTTGCGGAACGTGTTAAGGCCGACATCGTAATTGCACCCGACGTGTTGTTCAGCGCAGAAGCGACTCTTGAGAGTACGGAGCACTTTCTGTACCTCGTAGAAGACAAACCGTTTGATGTCATGGGAGTAGTTCAGGGCAGCAGCGTTCGCGAACGATGTCAATGTGTCCGTACATTGCTAGAGTTAGGGTTACGGGTCATCGGCATCCCTTACATTCAACCGTCCGGAAGTTTGGAAGAAAAAGCTGTATGGAGGCAGAAGGTCGTCGAGTTCGTCCGGTCGGAGTCTGACTGTCACATACATCTGCTCGGGCTGTGTAGTCCCAAACTGGAGTTGCCCTATCTGGGCCACATTGGGGGCACGGTAACTGTCGACACCGGCCTGCCGTACGTGAATGCAAGACACAAGGTGAACCGTTTGGAAAAGTTGTCGCATACTTCGGCGGTGGATTTAATGGACGAACGGATTGCTGCGTGGCAGCGTCAGATTTTTGACGATTTAGTACAGCAACTCAAGGAGGGGGTATGATTAAGAGGGTCGTTAAGCGGGATGGTACGAAGGAGCGCTGGATGGTTACGAAGGTTGCGAACGCTATTGGTAAAGCACTGGACTCTGTAGGAGTAGAGGACCATCGACTTGCGAGCAGCTTGGCTTACGTCGTACAGTCGAAGTTGTCCGGGTACGAGGAGGTATCGGTAGAACGGATCCAGGATACGGTAGAAGATGTGTTGATGAAGACATACCCGGACGCCGCGAGAGCGTACGTGCGTTACCGCTTCAAGCGACAACAGCTTCGGGAGCTCGTCAACCCTTTGCAGCTGATCCAAGGGTATCTAGACGCAAACGATTGGAGGGTGAACGAAAACAGTAACATCGGCTTTAGCCTCCAAGGCCTGAATATTTTTGTTTCAGGAGAGACGACTTCTCGATTTTGGTTACACGCTCTGTATTCTGAGAAAGTAGCCAACGCGCACCTAAAGGGCAAGTTTCACATTCACGACTTGAGCTTACTTGCACCGTACTGCGCCGGGTGGGACCTGCTAGATTTGTTAACTCGCGGGTTCTATGCACCTGGCCGTATAACTTGTGAACCTCCAAAACACTTGCGCAGTGCTTTGGGACAACTGCTAAACTTCCTGTATACTATGCAGCTTGAGTTTGCAGGTGCGGTAGCAGTGTCCAGTTTTGACACGTTGCTCGCACCTTTTGTGTATTACGACAAGCTCAGCTACGACGAAGTGTATCAATGCATTCAAGAGTTCATTTATCAGCTGAATGTGCCGACGCGCGTCGGCGCTCAAACACCCTTCACTAACCTAACAGTCGACTTAGGTCGGTCTGCCTACGACGAGTTGCCGGCTGTAGTGGCAGGAAAGCCTGTCGATGAGCCGTATAAGAAGTTCAGGAAGGAAGCTTTGATGATAGACAAAGCGTTGTTCGAGGTGTTGCGTGATGGAGACGCCAAACAGCGTGTTTTTACGTTTCCAATTGTGACGGTCAACCTTACGAAGGATTTTGATTGGAATGCACCGGAGTTAGAGCCGCTGTGGGAAGGGGAGGCAAAGTACGGATTGTACTACTTTAGCAACTTTGTCAGTACGGGACGCGACCCAGATCTCGTTCGGTCGTTTTGCTGTCGTTTGACGTTGGATACGTCGACATTGTGGAGAGGTGGGCTGTTTTCATCTCATCCTTTGACAGGTTCCATAGGGGTTGTGACGATCAATTTACCACAGATTGGTTACCTTGCTAGAGACTGTGGTGACCCCGAAGAAGCTTTCTTACAGTTGTTGGAAACACGTATTGCACTGGCGGCGGAGTCGTTGGAGGTCAAGAGAAAAACGCTCGAAAGGTTCATGGACAAGGGGCTATACCCGTATAGTCGTGAATACTTGAGAGGGGTTCGTCAGGCACGCGGGAGCTGGTTCGCCAACCACTACTCAACGATCGGAATAGTAGGCATGCATGAGGCATGCCTCAACTTGTTTGGAGAGGGTATAGAGACTACACGAGGAAGTGAGTTTGCCCTGAAAGTGTTGAAGTATATCCTTCGCCGGTGTAAAGAGCTGACGGAGCAGACGGGTCACCTTTACAATCTAGAGGCGACGCCGGCGGAAGGTGCGTCGTACCGTCTTGCTTTACTGGACAAGCAACAGTTCGACGGCATCATCCAGTCTGGCGAGGGCGATGAAGTATACTACACGAACTCAACGTTCCTTCCAAATTCTGTCGAGCCGGATCTGTACTGGATGTTGAGGCATCAGGAGCCGCTTCAGCAGTGCTACAACGGTGGAACGGTAGTGCATATTTGGGTTGGAGAAAAGCTGAACGCAAATCAGGCGAAACTGTTGGTAAAGAAAGTCGCTACGAACTTCAAGGTACCATACTTCACCTTGACACCCACCTTCTCAATCTGTCCCGTTCACGGATACATTGCTGGAGAGCAGTGGCAGTGCCCACAATGCGGAGCACCGACAGATGTGTATAGTCGTGTGGTAGGTTACCTTCGTCCAGTTTCTCAGTGGAACAAAGGCAAGCGCAGAGAATTCCATGAAAGAAAAATGTTTAGGGAGGGTGAATGGAAGACGTGAGAGATCAGATTTTGGAGGAGTTACGTTCAGTAAGGAGAGCAGGTATGCGATCGCTAATTCAATTTTTGGAGTCAAGTGATTTTTTCACTGCCCCAGCTTCGAGGGCCTATCACGAAGCAAGGCCAGGCGGACTGGCACGTCATTCGTGGAACGTATATACAATACTTAAGGAAAAGGTGAAGCGTTACGAGGTGAACATCCTACCAGATTCGGTGGTCGTGTGTGGGTTGCTACATGACGTATGCAAAATAGGAATCTACAAAAAGGAAGGAGGCCGCTATGTGATACGCGATGAAATGCCTTTGGGGCACGGAGAAAAAAGCGTGTTCATCCTGCAACGCTTCATCAAGTTGACGGAAGAGGAGATGGCTGCCATTCGGTGGCATATGGGTGCGTTTGAAGCCGGACTGATGATCAAGAGCCACCCAGCCGCTTTTGCGTTTCAGGAGGCGTTGCAGAAGTATCCCCTTGTAGTACTGTTGCATACGGCAGACTTGGAAGCCACTTACATGGTTGACGAACGTCGATAGGAGGTGGGAGTATGCTGGAAGCGAAGTCTCCAAAGGAGTACGGTGGCATAGGAAGAGCACTCGAAGTTTTGAAGTTGCGTGTGGGTGAACTTGGCGATAGAGTCTTGGATCTGAGGCAGCGACTTATTCCGTTCCTTGCTACACGGAAGGCGGAAGAGAATGTAGCGGCGGCTTATTCGGATGATTCGTGTAGTCCGGTGGCAAACTTTGTTTTTCGTCAGGTGGCACGGTTGGATGCTTACATTGCAACGTTGTGCGACATCATCCGTTGTCTCGACTTGACTGAGGAAGGTGTCGCTCAGTTGATGTCGTGGGATAAGCAGGCGGACAACGCAAACCAGTAAGGAGGTGGAACTATGGGACTCAACTGGGAAGCCATCAAGAAGGCAAGGGAGGAATTGAGCAAGTCAACGTCTCGTTTCTGGAGACCGGAAGTAGGGCAGAATGTAGTACGTATTCTGCCTCCACGTGAGGGCGAGGATTTGTTCTACTTCGAGTACGCCTTCCATTGGGTACCGGCTGCCAAGCGCAGCATAACGTGCCTCAAGAGGACGTTTGGGGAGGCGTGCTTCATTTGCGAGGAAGTGCAAAGGCTCCGAGCTGCTGGCAAAACGGAGCAGGCACGTGTAATGGCTCCTCGCGTCAACTACCTCGTCCAGATCATTGACCGCAACAACCCTGAAGCGGGTGTTCAGATCTGGAGCATGGGCAAGCAAATCATGGCCCAGATCCTAGATCTGATCTTGGATCCGGAGTGGGGCGACATCACTGATCCGCAGAAGGGCTACGACATCGTGATCGACCGTAAGGGTCAGGACTTGAACACAACCTACACTGTTCGTCCACGTAGGACACCGTCGAAGGTCGACCCACACTTCCTAGAGCAGATGGTCGACCTTTCGCAGGTGTTGGAAGTCCTGACGTACGAGCAGCAGCAGGAACTGTTGGCGGGTGAGGTAGAGGAGTCTGAAGAAGTCGACGAGGAAGTGCCGAAGTGCTTCGGCATGTACGGCATGTTCAAACGATGCAAAGGCTGCCCGTACGCTCAGGAATGTAAGCTGGAGTCTGGAGAGGAAGATGAGAAGAGCTAAACGCAACATGCAGGGGAGGGGCATGCAAGCCCCTCCCCTTATCGTTGGTGTCGATCCGGCGCTTCGGCACTTTGCAGTTGTAGCAGTTGAACGTGGAGTCATACGATTTGCGTTGGTTGCGTCAACTGAAGCTAGAGACGGAGAGGTCAAACGCTTGTTTCAGCTGACTGATTGTTACGTTCGGTTTTTGCAGGCCGTGATGCCTGTAGCTGCAGTTGGAGTTGAAGAGTTAGCGTTTGCAAAGAGAAGCCGTAGTGTGTCGGTGATGGGGAAGCTTGCTGGTGTAGTTTGCGCGAGTACGTATCTAGTAGGCTTGCCATGCTGTTTTGTACCGATACAAACGTGGAAAAAGAGGTTCGGAAAAGCAAACGCATCCGCTAGAGATTTGCGTCTGCAAAGTTCGGTTGAATTACCGCCATTCAAGGAGGCATGGTTAGATGACGTATTTAGCGCATACGGAGTCGCAAGATCGGTCGAACGTGCAGACGTTCGTCCTGTCGACGTCGAAAGTAGTTGCATACCTACAATGTCCCAGGCAGTTCTATTTTAAGTACTTCTTTCATCTACCCACGAAGACAAGCCAGCGTCAGTTGTTCGGGTTGTGGATGCATGACTGCTTTGAGCGGCAGATGCTCGGACTAGAGTTGTCTCCGCCACCTACACGGTTGTCAAGTAAGTGGGTGGACAAAGGAAGGTGCTTGGTTGACGAAGCTCGCAAGATGAATTTGACACACAAACAGTTTAATGTGAGAGATGTGGAGCGTTGGTTCGCTGTCCGTCTTAACTCTTTCTACGTGGTTGGACGAGTTGACCTCGTTGTTGAACGCGCCGGACATCCATATGTAGTTGACCTCAAATTTTCGTCGAACGTAGAATATCTCAACAGCCCTTTCGTGCTGTTGCAGCTGAGAATTTACGCGTGGGCATACTTTAAGTTGTTCGGAGTGGTTCCTGGAACGGGACTGATCGTTGGCAATCCGGAGGATTGTAGTGTACAGTTCCGTGATTTAGGTATACCGATTGAGCAGTTAGAGTATGCCGTCAAAACTTTGAAAAAGGTTGCCAACGGCATCGAGCGTCGTTTGTTTCCCCGCTTGCCCGGCAAGGTATGTTACCGGTGTAGTTACCGTCAGTGGTGCGAGTCAGTAGCGTTCTTGCCCAAAGGTTCGTTCTTGAGAAAACCGCGACTTACGGGTGAACGTTGGGTGGGAGGTTTCGATGGCAAAGTTGAAGGGAAGTGACGTTCTCAAGGTCGTTCTGCATGATGTTTCCAGCGGACGTTACCTTTGCGAACGTTTTGACTCGGAAAAACTTTTTGCAAGTGAAATCGATCGAGCTATCTTTGAAGCCGCTAAGCGTTATTACCAGGTTGCGAAGGAAGATGTGCCTCCGGCACGCTCCTACATTGAAGCAGAGTTGCAGACCGCCGGAGTACAGCTTCCTTGGATTGCAGGGTACTTAGACGAGCTTTACTCTGACGAGAGGGTGAGCTCGTCGTACGTCATCAAGCACTTAGAGGACACAATTCGGCGTATCCGGTTGCAAACTCTGTTATCAGCAACAGTCGACACGTTGCAGCAGCCAGATGCTGACGTGTCTGAAGTTGTGTCCGGTCTGAGTTCTGAGTTGCATTTACTGCTGAAAGATTTGACAAGTGGACGTGAGTTGGGGATCGAGTTAAGGCAGGTCGAGAGGCACGTCAGCGTCGAGCAGGCAAAAATTTCAACCGGTTACGAATGGCTGGACGACGTTCTCAGAGGCGGACTGGGCGTTGGGGAGGTTGGCATCGTGCAGGGAGTTCCGGGGTCAGGTAAGTCGATGTTCCTCATTGCAATGGGCGCTGAGGCCTTCAAGGTTGGACATAGAGTACTGCATATAACGTTGGAGCTCAGCGCTCAACGTACACTCCAAAGGTACGATGCGTACCTTCTGAACAAGCCGACTGTCGAAATCGCAAAGTTGGCCAAAGAGGATCCTCAGGTGTTGAAGGAAGCATTGGAACGTTACGACGGAGTTTTGGTCGTTTCAGAGTTCCCGACAGGGGTCCTTGCACCGCAGGAAATCCGCGGACTCATTTTGCAGTACATAGATGTGGTAGGTGACAAACCCGACTTGATCGTTCTCGACTATATTGGGCTGCTGAGAGCGTATTCCGTAGAGTTGCGTTACATTTCTTTGGGTTTGGCCATCCAAGAGTTGCGTCACCTTGCAGGCGAATTCGACCTTGCGATATGGACAGCACACCAAAGCAGAAGGAGCGCAGTAGGGCATACGCATGTGACGATGGAAGACATAGCAGACTCGTTCGAGCTTGTAAGAGTTGCAGACGTTGTTTTGTCCATCGGAACAACGGAAGGAGGTGTGGCTGATGCAAGTGGAGGGGAGTGGACCCTTACTGTTAACAAAAACAGAAACGCCAAGGCTGGGTCGAGTTGGAGCTTCAAGCCTCTCTTTGAGAGGGCAAGACTTTTCCCTCAGTCTGAAGTGGAGCGAACTAGTTAAAGTATCAGGGCAGGAATTCATCTTCCGTTGCCCCCGCTGCCACGAAACGAAAGGACACTTGTACGTCAACTTCAGCAAAGGCGTATTCATTTGTTTTCGTTGTGGATGGAGTGGAGTCGTTCAGGGGTTTGCTCATAAACCACCAAGTCTCCCGGCAGACAATGGCGAGCTGTTGAAAGAGGTGACTAAACCTAATAGCGTCAAATCTTTGGAGGGTTTGACTCTGCAAGAGGCTATTCAGTTGGTACCTAAAGCCTTGCGTAAAGTTGTACTAGACCACGGAGTGAAGTTTTCGACATTACAACGGTTTCAAGTAGGGGTTGACCCCTTTCACGAAAGGCTGTGGTTTCCTGTGTATTGGGGTTTTTCGTTGGTGGGCTATCAGTGGCGAACTTGTGGTGAAATTAAGTATTTGAGTTACGGCCCGCTGAAAAAGTGTTTCTTTGGGGTGTTGAACCCTTTGTCGAGCAAGGAGGTAGTGCTAGTGGAGGGAGTGTTTGACGCAATGAAGGTGTTTCAAGCGACAGGTTTGACTGCCGTAGCGTCCTTTGGAAAGAGTTTGTCGAGGTTTCAGAAGTTGATGCTTAGCGGCTGCAGGAGAGTATATGTAGGGTGGGATGAAGACGCATTGCCCGAAATTTGGCGTTTTGTACGGTTACCGGATAGTGTAGAGGTGTTGATCGTTCGGTGGGAAGCTAAGGATCCTTGCGAGTTGACTGACGATGAGGTTCGCGAGAGGATCCAAAGTGCAGTCCCAATGTATCGTTTCTTCGCGAATTTACCGACTAAGGCTACGGAGGCACAATGTCAGAACTGAAAGAGGTTATCGAGAGCAGTTTTCAGCAACTGAAGAGGACTCTCATCCAACACGGATTTCGGGGCGGGGTCGTTGTGGCCGTGCTGCTTGAGACGGATGAGGAGGTGATGCAGATCGTTCGAACTGACGTAAATGCGCAGCAGGCAAAAAGTTTGGTAAGTTTTTTGACGAGACACCTTTTTTCGGGAAGGAGGTAGCGATGAGAACTTTTGTTCTGGTTACCGGTCACAAAGGGGTCGGGAAGGATGCGTTCGCAAGCTTCCTGTGTGTATGCCTACCGTCGTCGACCCACTTTAGCATTTCAAGCTACGTGCACAAAGCTGTAGCGACGCTTCTAGGGGTTTCCGAAGACTGGGTCAGACTTTTTAAGGATAAAGAGGTTGTGCAAGTAGCAGGAAAGGAAGTGACGATTCGGGAGTTGCTGCAGCGGCTAGGAACAGAGGTTGGACGTCATATGTTTGGTCCCGAGTGCTGGCTACGTATGTTGTATGAAGACATTGCAGAAAGTTCTGAGCGTTTTGTAGTAGTTACGGGCATACGTTTTGTGAACGAGGTTGAGTTTTTCAAAGCAAGAGGGCACACAGTCGTATGTGAGATACGCAGGCCGGGTTACGAAGGCGACGGTCATGTTTCTGAAAAGGGATTGGATGAGTCCTTGGTGGACTTTGTAGTGAACAACGGCGGAACGATAGAAGATCTCAGGGAGCAAGCACGTCAGATAGCCAGAAAAGTCCGCAGATCACGTTTGGTCGAGCTTTTGGCTGACCTGGAGCACCAACAATGGGAGTTTTGGAGTAAAGCGATTGCAAGCCATTTGACTACGTCTGGGAACATTGAAGAGGCCTTACAGAAAAAGGTAGAAAGATGGAAAACGTTGTGGGTTCCTTACACGCAGTTGAGCGAAAAAGAAAAGGACTCTGATCGTGTTTGGGCTGAAAAAGTTCTGCAAGCAATCGAGTCGGAGGTGGATTTGCTATGAATACAAGTAGGAGTTTGTGGATCGGCTGGGCCGTCACGCCGGAAGTTCGCGAAGACTACGGAGTACTCGTGTGTGCCGGTCACGGTTTCAAGGAAAACGGGTTGGACACGGGTGCGGTGAGTGACGGGTTGCTAGAGTGTGTAGTCAATGCAGCGATAGTACGCCGAATTGCCGAGATGGCGTTTACATGTCATCTGCCCGTTATTGGCTATTCAGGCTTCACGTATCCCATCAAGACGCAATGGATCAAAAGCGTACGCAGGTACTTTCGTTTGGCGATTGATGTGCATGTGAATTGGTATGAGAGCAAACGTGTAAACGGAGTTGAGGTGTTAGTTCACGAAAGACACAAACGGAGTGACGTGAGACGCACTGCCGAAGTGTTATGTCAGATGATCTCACATGAGTTGTCGTACCGTAATCGGGGTGTCAAATTCCGTCACGACTTGGAGTTTTTGAACGTCCTATACCCTACGCCGGCAATGGTGACGGAAAGCGGATTCTTGTCGAATAGTGATTGCTGGGAGGACATCGTCCGTGGTGAGTTTGTAGAAAAAGTGGCTCTGGCACACATTAAGTTTATTTCAGAATACATAAGGGAGGTGAGAGGATGAAGTTCCCACGGGAAGTTGTGAGCGTAGAAAAAGTCGGTAATCATTGGCGTATAAGCTTTCCAGAATGGGGTGGGCAATACATTGAGGTGTACTTCACGCCGTTCCGGGGCAATCGTTATGCAGGGGACATCTTATCTTTGCCGAATATGCTAAGGGACATGTCTCCAGCACCAGGCTTGCCTACATTAGGTGAGCTTGAACAAAAGTACAGCCAAGGGGGGTGATAACATGAGGAACGTCATTGCGATTATATTCGCAGTGATGCCGTTTGCTGTGCTGGATGCGTTCATTTTCAAGGTCGCACGACTTATTAGTACATCTTTCACGTCTGGTGCGCTAGCTTCAGTCGCCGCTATCGCGGCAAACGTTGCAATATGTTACGCTTTGTTCAAAACAGAGGTTGAGTAAAAGGAAGGAGGTACTATGAGCTGGTACGAGTTGGTTGGCATTGTCGTTTGGGCTGCGTCGGTCTACGGGTACTTCAGGGTATACAAACTGGTCAGACTTACAATCGAGTTGCTAGCGTCGCTCGAGTGAGTAGAAAGGGGAGGGTGTTCAACACCCTCCCCTTGACTTGTTAATCTACTCACCCAAAAACTACGACGTTAACGTTTACAGTGGCTCCGTCAGTGACCCCGAAGTACATCCTGTCGATGACTGTATCGCCGTATGCAATTTCAAACCTTCCACTCATCATGGAGTTATCTAGAAAGATTGGGTCACTATCCAACCAGTTAAGTTTAAAGAATACGTCGTTGTCGAAGTAGATGATTCCTGAAACTGCGGGACGTCTGTTTGGAGAGTTCCACAGTTCCTGTAAATCTGCACCCACGTCCAATACATGAGAGGAATAAGTACTTCCAGCCCCGACTTGCAAGATATACTGTTTGTGCATCCTTTGAATCATTACACATCACCTCTTCAAACTTTTCGAAATACTCTTCCGCCCAAGACGAGAAAGTCTCCTGTGACTTCGTAAGATAAAGCGTACGACCCTCCAACGAAGTTCCGGTCAGGACAGTCCGTCACAAAAAAGAAAATCTTACCCTTCGAAACGGAAAACTCACCGCTTTCCCACCATGTATTTTGACCTGTCTCCTTCGCGTTAATCTGCAAAGTGTATGTGCCATCGACCTTGAATGTGAACTCCCAAATGTAGTGGTACTCGTACATTCGACCACTACGCAAAACGGTTTTGACTTGAATGGCTCTCCACTTACCACATAACATATCTTCCGGCTTAAGGATTCTGTTAGAGCCGCACGCTACAAACATCAAAAACGGTAGGATGTACGCAAGTCTATTCATGTTCACCTCCAAATCCCATAAACTCTCCACCAAGTCCTTTTTCTCCCAATCGGTGCGCGACGTATCTGTAGCTCGAGGCTGTCTCCAATTAGGACAGTGTCGTAATCCGGTTTCTGAATTCTGAACAGTAGTGAGTCCGTAGGAACTTCGTCGTCGGCAAGTGTGAACGTCAAGGTTTTGCTCAGTAAGTCTTGGAGCAGTACTTGTTCAGCTGGGCTACACTCCGGCGTTCCTTCCCAACTGTCATTAACGTACAGACTTTCGTAAACGTCAGCATGCTTTGCAGGCCTTTGTTCTGTCTGAAGTGTCTCAGCAGGCTCCAAATCTTCGTACAGGTCTTGAGTCAGTGATGAAGCGCGGTCGTACAAATTGACATACTCAGCAAGCTGCTTGAGCCACTTAAAGTATTGCTTAACCTTGTCATATACGGTTACAGAATCGGAGATCTTAACTATGTATGATGCAACGTGAACGGCGTCACTACTTGTCAACTCGTCAGATACTTCAAGTAGAGGTCCTTTTGACACTTGGTCTGTTACGTTCAAAACGTCGTCGAGGTCTACCGTAGGTAAAGTACGGGAGACAGTGTCGGAGGCGTAGACGTTGTCTCCGACTGGGTAAATTTGACTGATGTAGATTTCAATCTGCTCCTGCAGTTGACACTGGTCAGTTGCCGGAACATTGGAAGTTGTCAGCTCTTCTTCAAACTCAGTTACATCCTCAGGGTAGAGGACGTTTGTTTGAAGCTGGTCGGACAGGGTGACTTCGTCGGCAGACAGACTTCTGAGTGATGCAACGACTTCGTCGACCGAAATAATGTCGTAAATCGGGCGTTCGAATTGCACTAGGTCTGTAACCTGTAAGATTTCTTCGACATATTCTTGCACACGGCGGCACGTTACAGAGTCAGTAACTGTAAGAGACTCTTGAACGAGAGGATTCGCCCAGTTTCGTACTGCATCGTACAGAGTGACTCCGTCTTCATTGAGTTTGACGTTGAGGTCCAACGAGTCGTTCAGTGCAGCACTGTCTGCCGTTGACGTCTGCCACCGGAACAGTAAGGCGAGACCATGCTGAAGTGTAACGTAGCTGTCGACCTGCCGTCCATACCGAAGTTCAGTTTCGGTCGTTTCGCTGACAAAAACGGATTCACCGATCTCCAAGATATATGTAGTGTGAAACTCGGATTTGAGCTCTATTGCTTGAGTTAGTGTTGCAGTGTCACTGCAATCTCGAACCCTAAAGACTCGGATCTGTTCTTGAGTTTGTAGGGTTTCTGACAGATCGATGCCCAGACCCGAGGACAAAGTTACGGTGTGTAACGTTGGAGTGGTGGAAGACTTAAGTTCAACGTCTTCAGAAAAGGTGATGACATCGGTCGTTTCACGTAAACGGAAGCAGCCTACCGTCTCTTCCAACAGTACGCAATCATCGAGCCTTAGCGGCACTGGAATACGGGAGACTTGTTCAACAAGTTCAAGGGTTTCGTAAACTGAAAGGGAACTCTGCCAGTTTAAACCATCCTGAAGGGTAACCTGGTCCAATACGGAGTACGGAGAGGTTGCAACGACGTCTGAAGACTCTAGCGTGTCGTCGACGTTTATCGTAATCTCAACTGGTTCAACCTCTCCAAACTCTGTTACTCCAACTTCGCGAAGCGCTGAAGGTAGGTTTGTGATGGACGTCCACGTATCCGTACTGTCATCAAACTTTTCACTTTCTGCAATAACGATGCGAGTAGAATCAGTTAAACTATGTCCTCCGAACACGTAAATGAGACCACTTTCTGTGCCGGAGGCAGTGGCAGCTCTTGCGGTAGGCATCGATGCTCTGCTTGTCCAACTGTCTTCTGACCACCTGTTGTTTTGGGTACCGGCCTGCCACTTTCCAAAGTTAAAAAAGTGGTCTCCTGTTGTACTTCCGCCAATTCGGTACTCTCCACCGACGGGGTCGTCGGCTTTTGACGTCCATGAGTTAGAGCTCCAAACGTACTTGTAGTGACTGGATTCAGATGACGATGTATAACCTGCGGATTTGTGCGCAGCAGCGTTTGTTTGATATCCTCCACCAACGTTTCTGGAGGCAACAGGTACGTTGGCTCTCGTTTCCCAAGTTTCCGAGTCAAAGTTCCATGCTTTGCAGTAGGAAACATTGGATTTGTTGGCTTTATCGTAACCATTAAAGATCAGTCCGCGTGGCACGTCTGATAGGGATGCAGAGCCTACTGCGTGATATGCGCCAGCACCGGAAAGTGAAGTCCACGTGTTGGAGGCGGAGTCATATTTGTAATGATTGTTTTGTGACTCTCCGGAAGCATTGTAGCCTTGACAGAAGTGAACTTTAGAGGAGTTTTCTTTGAAGCTGCCTAGATACGTGGACGCTTGAGGGAGGCTAGCAAGAGAAGTATATGAGTTTGTTGAGGGCGTGTACTTGTGAGCTGCATCAGTAGCGTTCCAACTCAACGCGCTAGGGTTGCCGCCAGCGACGACGATTTCAGGGTCCGCTGCAGCACTTCCTAACAACGTACCGACGGCAACGACAGCAACGTGAACAACATCTTTCAGTGTGACTTTGTCGCCCATTGTCCCTCCGTTACGTTGTTTGCCTCAGCGTGGCACGGAACTGAACGTATCTACACTGTAGTTCGCTAGGAACTTGCTGTCCGTTTTCAACCTCCCACCATGTAATGCCTGCAGTACCCCATACTGGGTCGGAGTCGTTCGGTAACTCAAGGTTACTCCACGGGTCACCGTTTTTGTCGGTTTGCGGTGGAGTCGACGAGGCTCTAACACTAATTGTTTTTGGAGGTCCCGAAACGGTGTCAACTTCCGTCCCGTACGGTTCGGTTGCCTCCCATTGGACTTTGTATAGCAGCTGGTTTTCTCCCAAGTCGATAACCCCCGAAGTAAAGGTTCCTTCGCTGGCGTAGCTGCCGGGAACACCTGCAAGTTCAACATGCATATCTTCCCAGGTTCCTTCAACTTCAGTGTCGTTTAGGGGGTCCGTTTCGCTTGGACCGAATTCGTTCCAAAGGATATCGAAGTTTTCGCCGCCTACTTTTAACGTTCCGGCGTGCCACCCGTAGATTCTGACGTAGTTCATCGCTATGGGAGCTCCGCATGCGCTCGGAACTGCGGTCTTGTTTGACCACGAGTTACTAGTAAGGTCGTACCTCGCATGCTCAGTCCCGTTGTACTTACAAAATGAATCAACGGAATTAAGTTTGACTAATGTCATGGCACTCGACCAGTCTACAGACGTAGTCGTCGCTTTTGACGACCATGTGTTGGAGTCCATGTTGTAAAGTTTTGTCACGCTACCTATACTGAACAAGCCTTTTCTACTGTAGATTCCTGAACTGTTTCTAACAGTCGCAGCATGCCCTGTATTAGCAAGCTGCACCCAACTACCTGTGGTTTCGTCAAACTTGTAAGCGTCTTGTTTAGAACCGTATCCATCATTTCCCGCAAAAGCGATAAAGCACGGAATGGCAAAAGAGCCTGCCCTAAAGCGTTTTCCAGGAGGATAGACGGGTTCAGTGCTCCACGTGTTCGTTGCCGATACGAACTTGTGATGTGAATTTACTATAGCGGTATCTGACCTGCCGCAAGCTACACGACTTTGAGGATTTTCTGACTTGGACGTCGCATCAAATTTACTTTCAGGGTGGCTCTTCCGACTCACATGAGTCCAGGTACTCAAATTCCAGCATCGATGCCAGTTAACTGGATCTTGGCTAGAGTCTTTGAAACCACATACCTGAGACACTCGATAATCGGATTCAAACATCGCAGCACTCGCTCCAAAGCTACTGTTAAAATCGTAGCTGAACTTCTGCGTAAAGGAGTCCGCCGAGGGGTTGTAATCCCATGCGTAGGTGTGTTCGTGTTCTTCACTTCCAGAAACTACACAAGGACTCACCCAGTTCGCCATAGTTTCGCACCTCACGCTATTGTAAAGGACGTCTTCAACGCCTCAACTGAGTCGGACTGATTACGACACGGTCACAGTCCACTTCACGATTAGTGTGTCGCCGCTATTAAGTGCCACGTCGGCTATATTGTACTCGGCGTACTCCGACGTCAGCAGAGTCGCGCCAGCGGCAACGCCAAGCTTCACTTCGGTGATGGTGACCGTCTCGGAAGCGGTATAGTCCGCCCTCCAGCGGATCCAGTTTTCGCTTCCAGTCCCTCCACCATCGATCGTTGTAGGCTGGCTGTTACCCCAACCCGTGTCCTGGCGCTTGAAGTCGATAGCGTCGACCGCAGTGAAGGTCGTGTGACCTAAGGCGTAAGCCATTTCCTGCTTCATCTTGTCCAGGATGGTGTTAGGACCTTCCCAGCGGTCAACGACCTCGCCGTTAGGACGTACGTGCATCCATTCTACTTTGCCCTTGAGCTCCATTCTTTTCACCTCCCCTTACAACTTGTAAGGTTACTGGACCATCTTGAATGGTATACGAATTGGAGGTGGCCTCTCTACGTTTGACCACCTGCAGCTGAACTATTTCACCTAAGGACGTACGTTCGTGCATAGTCTCACCTCCTTTTTAATTTAAAAGTTTAAGGGTTCTATATCAAGCCTATTTCACTTCGTAGAGTCCAGTAAAGTCTTTGACGTGCACATAAACTTTACGGCGTACAACTCGTGGAACTATCGGACGAAGTGCTCCATGCCCCACACGAGCGACAGCGGGATGCACAACGCTAACTTCTAGCGTATCCCACAGTACACAGTCGTGCAGCACGAAGGAGTACCTGGTGGGTGGTTTTGTAACATCTATCGCATCACTCATCACTAGAGAATCGTCCGCGTCTCTCTCGGCCTTTTCGTAGTCTACTTCGTCTCTCAAGTAAACGACTTCAACTGAGTGCGGAGTCGTTTTGGTTTCGGCAACTGGAAAGTCGCGGACGTAGAAGTTTAGGTGGATTTGCCTCCACAACAACTCAACTGAATCTTTCAGCTGAATCTTTTCCTGCGGCCAATAGTTGTCGAAGTAATCGAGCTTTTGACACGCATGGCATTTCGAGCGTGCTGTGTTGTAATCCTCCTCGTAACGTTCCATCCGGTATTTGATGCAATCCCAACACCATTGTGTGTACTGTCTCCTCCACCAACTCCATGAGCGTGGTTTTCCACCATAGTACTTCCCTTGGTAGTAGATGAACCACTGCCTATACCAGGGGTATGGGACGTGGATTTCAACTACTTTTTTGCATAGTTGTGATGTCGTAGCGGATTCGAACAGTGGAGTGATTCTCCATTTTGCTTCAGCTAGGTCGGTGGCCGACAGCACACTTGTAATGCCGGGAATTTGATGGTACACTTGCACCTGTTCTGCTATACTGCTTACATCTTCGGGAAATCTCCGAAACGTTTCGACCTGCTCGCTTGCAATGACAGTGTCGCTAATGTATCTCGACAGAGTGTAGTAGTCTATTGCATCCGTGACGTCAAGAAAGTCACCCGCTTGTCCAGTTATATGCCACCACTGCACGCTTTGGTGCAAATCTACGGACTCCAAGAAGCCCCACGGTCCAGAGGTTGTCGTTACGAAGTCCGACGCTACGACCACTTCTTCTAATCCAACCTCTTGACCCCCCGGGTAAGCAATGTGCCAGTAGCCCTCGACCTTTAAAGTTTCGACTGTAGGCTTCGTCGCGTCGAAGACTATTTGGTCGGCCGTTGCGATGGAGTGGCCGGGGCAGTTGAGTAGAGATCCGACTGCGTCCGTCATCCCACACACGTCAGCGACAGCAATTTGCCCAATACCCCAGTATGCATAGTGCGTTATAGCAACCGAGTCTTGGACGGAAGTGGTCAGGCTGACGTTAGGTGCAAACGTTTCAAGTAGCCTTATCTCGTCCTCAACTGGTTCGGTTTGAGAACCCCCAAAGTAAACGTCTTCGTCCCATAGGAAGGTCCAGACATGCTCGTCTGAGTATATGGAATGCCTCTTGACCAAATGGAGTGAGTAGTCGAATCCTTCGGTCAAAGTGACCGTCGACAGAACTGGCACGTTAATACCGGTTACCTTAACGGTGTCGGTTAACGTGCACTCGTCAGACGTGAGTCGAGGGATTTCAACGTGAGGCTCGTCGGTGAGCGTAACGGATTGAGATGGAGTTGCACTTGAACTTGCCTGGAGAGTTACTTGGAGCAGCCTCGGAGTCGCAACAAAAATCGTTTCAACGCTGTCGACTAACGGAACTGAGTCGGAAATTTCTGCCTCTTGCTGTACGCCTGCGATGACACTCTCGGAAGGGGTCAAAGAGTCTGCGGCAGAACGTGTGACGTCGACGTGAGGCTCGTCGGTGAGCGTAACGGATTGAGATGGAGTGACCGCGGAGCTGGCTTTTAATGTCACCTGGTTCAGACGCGGGGTGTTTTGTGTTTCACAGGAGAGCGTATCGTTGAAGTTCGTTGTGTCTTCGAGTGAGTAGGAGATTTCAACGTTTGAGGCGTCTGAAAGACTAACTGTATCTGAGGGATTCGAGGCGGAACTGGAGCCAAGTTCAGTTACACCTAGCTCCCTCAGAGCTGTTGGGAGGGATGTAAGGCTAGTCCAGGAATCCGTCGAGTCCGAATACTTTTCGCTCGCTGTCAAGTTGTGACGTCCGCCTACGTCACTATGCCCACCAAAAACGTAAATGTACCCGCCTTCAGTGCCGGACTGTGTCGCGGCACGGGCTGTGGGCATAGTTGCGCGGTTGGTCCAACTGTCCTCGTTCCACCGGTTGTTCTGTGTACCCGATTGCCACTCACCAAAGTTGAAAAAGTAGTCACCTGTAGTGCTTCCTCCGATGCGATATTCGTTGCCGACCGGGTCGTCCGCTTTACTTGCCCAAGTGTTGGATGTATATACGTACCGGTAGTGGTCCGTTTTGTTATAGCCGGCAGAAGTGTGTGCACTGTTTCCTTGGTACCCGCAGCCGACGTTCCGCATTGCAGTGGGAACATCGGTACGGGACTCCCATGTTTGGGATGGGAAATCCCAAGCTTTGCATATGCTCTGGTCGCTGCTGTCTCCGTATCCGTTATAGATTAAACCCTTGGGTGGAGTAGAGTTGTATGCGTGCCCGCAGTTACGTATCTGCCCTGCACCACTCAGAGACGTCCACGAGTCTGTAGTAGTGTCATACTGGAAATGATTGTCCTGAGGGTCTCCCAAACCTTGGGTATCGGAACCCTGACAAAAATGAACTCTAGTGTCATCTCGCTTAAAGCTTGAGAGGTAGGTAGAACTTTGCGGAAGGTTTGTTAGGGAGGTGTAGCTGTCAGTGGAGGGGGTGTATTTGCGCGCGACGTCCGTAGAGTTAAAGCTGTCTGCACTAGGGTTGCCGCCCGCAATGATTATTTCCGGGTCCGTCCCTGCAATACACTGACGCTGCTCCTGTGTTATGCTTTTCATCCCTCATGTCGCTGTGATTTTCCATTCTACAGTAACGACGTCGCCTTCGTTTGCAACAATTGCCTCGACTTCAACTTCCGAGTACACTTTTGCAAGAAACGATCCACCTTTCACCCCAAGCCTTGCAGCAGTGATAATGGTCGGACTGTCTACAATCCATGACGTTCTCCACAGAGCGTAATTGACGGATCCATCGCCGCCCTCAACCAGTGCGATGTCTCTAGCGTGGCCCCAACTGTCTTCAATGTACAGGTCAACGGCGTCGACGGCATCCATACTACCATTGCCTGCCGCGCGCATCAGCTGCTTGTTGAACTCCTCAGTGAGTGTGTTCGCTCTCCTTACCTCCGTCCCGTTCACTTTGAAGCAAACGCAACCTTGCATGGGGTGTCTCCTCCAACTGTTTGACGTTACGGTCCGTCCGCAAACTGGCTTCAAGTGCGTCTCTAAGCACCTGTTTCAGGTCTTGAGACGTTTGCATTAGTCGAGCGAGGAGCTGACGTTCTTCTTCAATGTAAGGAGGTAAAGGCATTCCAGGGTCGTATTTGCGTCTCATCAGTACTCGCGCATACCAGTTGAAGGGCTCTGCATCTTCGTGGTGCTCGAACACTCGCTGACGTTTAGCTACTCGGTACGCATCCAGAAAGGCCTTCGCTTCGTAGGAAGTATCTTTAATCTGCCTCAATACAAATGGAATGCGGCGTTGAGCTTGCTCTGCCTTTTCGCGCTCGAGTTGCGCCTTTAACTTCAACTCCTGTCTTTCTAGTTCGTCTGTACTGTTCGATGCAGCACGTTCATACTTCTTTTGTTTGACCGTGTGCAACTCTGCTTTGATCCTCAGCTGACGCAACTCACTCTCTAGACCGGCCAGGCTGTCAAACCGTCCAATAAGCTCCCTCAAGCACTGATGCCAGACTGAGTCTGGCGTAGGAAACTCGACAGGGTTCAACACGAACTTGTGGATTTGGTACCGGCTCATCCCCGACTGGAGTTCGGTGAATAAGTCATGAAGCAGCTCCTTGAGTTCATTGTCGTCTTCCACTAGTCTCTTTACAGCTTCCGGTACCTCCGTAGGAATGAGTTTTTCGTTCATCGCACCCTCCTATGACTTTGGAATGTGAGTCAGTAGCTCAATGCCTCTTAAAGGTATGATCGCTTCGTATCCTATTTGAACGTTTCGTGGGTAACGCCTTGCGTATTCCTTATCCCACACAACCGGAACTACAAAGTCGTTGTCGTTGTGTGGGAAATAGAACATATACTCCGCCTCTGCCAAAGCTGCACGTGCCTGTTCCTGCTCTGCTGAAATCCTGATATACTCAATTCGGCCGACAAAACGCCAGCCGAGAACGTACTCCTTTGTGGATCCATCCAGCATTGTGTAACTCGCCATTACCTCCTTTTCATATGTAGACTCGATCGACTCCTGAGGCAATGGCATAGTCACGACTTGTTCGAGCTTACGCAGTTGCACACGGTCGATTTCTACAATTTCGTCTCCGGCAATTCCGAACTTTACTGTCACAGTGTTTGTAGACTCCGCAAAACATGTACCTGACAATGCATACAGTTTCTGTTGAGACGGCGCTGTAACGACTTCGTCGACGACCGTCTCGGTTTCGGAACATACTTGAACCCGTACAGTAGCGCCATTGGCACTCCAAAGGCTGAACGACACAACTACTTGCTGTCCCTGCAGGTCTTCGTCGAAGGACGTCTCGCAGGAAACGTAGCCGAAAGATTCTGGAGACATACCCGCTACAGCCAACACGTACAGTCCGTAGTTTGTATTGTAGGATTCAAGCTTTTGCGCAGTTAGGTTTGCAGTATCGATGTCCCACCCCTCCAAGCTTTCTTCGAAACTACCGTTACTGATGACGTCATCCCCGCAGATCCAAAACTCTGGAGGCCCCGTTCCGTCAAACACGTAGTTCATGACTCACCCTCCAACAGCTCGATCAGTTTTGCTCTCCACGTAAGGTTCCGCAAGTCGAACTCCATCCCGACGACTTGGTATTCCACGTCTTCGGCAGTCCAAACAGCAGGTACAACTAGCTTAACTCTGTCAAAGTTTTTGATCGCGGCAAGCCAACTTCCTTCTACCTGCCTTAAACGCCTCCGCTTGTGCCAGTACTTTAGGTATTTTGCCGCGACGAGTGCGGCAGTCAGAGGGTCTTGGATGAGAGGGTTGCTGATTTCGAGAATAATGGACCCCGGCCCCTCCAAACCGACAACTACACTGCCAGAACGGTCCTCATATTTCCACTCGACTTTGACTCCGTCAAAGCGCTGCAAGAACTCTCTCTGTCCGACACTCTTCAGGAACTCAAACGTCAAAAAATGACTATCACTTCTCGCGTATTCTCTAGGGACGACTCTAAGCGTTCTATAGGGGTCAACTTCAATTAAGTAGTTACTGACTTGTGCAACGTTTTGCAGCATGACACGAACTGAATTTGTAATAGGCAGCTGAGGGATCACTATGAAGTGAGAACGAGAGAACTCAATCAGTTCAGGCTCGGGACCGGTTACGAATCTGAGGAAACCTCCATTGACGGAGGGCGGACCTAGAAGCATGTAACCGCTACCTTTGACTTCAGTAACCTCATCGATGCCGAATGGATCGAGGTTGACTTTCGCAATTTGTACTGGCCTCCGTCCCGTGCGTCTATCACCCAAAATGACATAACATTCGTCCTCCACGAGTGCGAACGCTTCTGGGTTTCTGAATCCGGTTATCAGCAGTGACTCTGTGGACCCCGAGTCTAGCGACACTTTCTTGAGCCAGTAGTGGAGGAACTTTTTGTCGCACGCTCCGAAGACGACATAATCTCCAACTTTGGTTAAACACACTGGAGTTAGGTACTCAACGTCATACTTGGAATTCCAAATAACGTCCCAAACTTTTGTCGTTTGTGTGACTGTAGCTGAATGTCCGGCCGAAGCTGCAAGTGAAACACGTACGCGTGTGTAAAAACGCGGGGTAGGGTCCAGTCCGGAAATGCCTGCAGCAGTGTTGAGATCTACCTTAGTCCAGTCACGAGGCAGCGATACTGTAAGGTGGCCGCTTTGCTGCAGCGACAACGTTTCGTCGCGCAAGGTCGGGAAATGAGTCCACGTCAGACCGTCCCAGTACTCCACTTCAATCACGCCGTCAAAGTCGGAAGAGCTAATGTTCAACCATGAAGACACAAACTCGCGGTCGTCGCCGAGGTAAATTGCGTCATTCAATCTGCTCAAGTGTACACAATCGCCAGTGTCTAGAGTGGTTTCCTCAAACGTTGTTCCCTCACTGCAGTAGACAACGTAATCAAAGCTATCGATCTTGCCTCCATCGACGTCTAGGTGCCCCAAGGTGAACCGAGTCACGTATGAGTAGTTGCCGATCAACTCATCTTCCCATTGAGCTTGATACGCCAAATACACGGTCAACCCGTCGACGTAACCGCACAAAGGCCACTGGTATGCATCAGGAATGTCTTTTTCGGGAAGTCGGATGTGACTTAGCTCGTACACTGTAGACCCTACCACGTTCAACTCCAAAACTTGTGTTAAGGAGTCGTCGGATGGGAACTTAAAGTACATTACAGCATCCAGATCGGTACAGTACTCCACAAAGCCTTGCTGCCCAATGGAATAGACGATCCTCTGATCGATCGGATAATCAGTAAACGCCACGAAATGTCCGGCCGGGCATTCATCACAGCGTGTGCCGTGAGGGTGATCTTCAGTGGTCAAATATTGGAACTCCCACGCGATTCCTTCGGACGTATTTGGCGTGATAGTCCCAGTTAGTCCGGCTGCGTAATAAAGTTTAGTAGACCACCCCGAAGGTGAAAACACTACTTGTGGATAAGGTATCGCCAGATTTTCCCCTGCGACCTTGTCTGTCGTGGCGTCGGAGTAGTGTCCGGTTACCGTTGTGTCGTCGGCAAATTGGTGACCTTTTCTGAAGAACCGTTCTGCAACGTTCACGTTTTGTCGGACAGTGTAATCTGTAATCGTCAACCCTCTCCCTCTAAATAACTCAAGGAACACACTCCTTCTTGAACCCACGCCTAACTCGATTCCAGAGGGACTGGCAGCCGTATTGATGAAGTTTTCTTCGAAGTCTATCCATGCAGCTCCGACGAACTCGAGTCCTTCCGACCCCTCTCTTATCCATAGACGTCTACAGTGAGCGGGTGCGACCTCTTGATACCCCGAAGGGTAAAGTTTGAAAGGCAGATGCTTCTGTGGTAATTCTCCTAACTTAACTAGACCGGTCGCATTGCTTAAGCTCCAAACTTCTGGGCCCACACCAATCAAGGTTGTAACGCTAGTGCCAGCTGCGACCTCTGCTTTGTACTTGTAGTACGGCACTGGCACACTTCCATAGCTCGACACAGTCAAGTCGGGCGTTTCAAAGTTGAACTCATTATTCAAACTTTCTCTATCCACGTTTGCCATACGGCTTATTAAGTTCACCAACTGACCCAAAGTAACGTTTGGGCGTATCGTCGCGGGAGTCCAGTTCCCAAACTCGTCCTTGACAAATGCTACGGGTACGTCAATCGTTTCCTGGTCCGGAACATCAACTGTAGGGTCCCAACTAAATGTCAAACTCAGGTCTTTAGATTTGACTGTCACATGTCTTCTGATTTCGGACACAGTGATACCTGCTGCTTGAGGAACAATTTTGATCCAGTAGGTGTCGTTAAAGATTTTGCCCCCTACGTTCAAGTTGGATGGTACCCAATCTTGAGGAGCCTCGAAGTACACACGTCCGGAAAAGCTGAACTTTTGAGTGTCGTCAGTGACGTTTAACTCCTTCCAATGTACTCCATCACCCGTGTCACTGTTGCCCACACTGTAATACCAAGTCACTGTCACACCGGTAGATTGTTGAAGCAGTTCGAAGTCAAGACTGTCAAACACATCCCAATCGCCCAAGTACAAAGCGTTACCGGCGGCATCGAACAACTGCGTCGGATTGTTTGCAACAACGTCTTGAGTAATTTCACTTCCGTCATGCCTAACCACATAGTCTAGGTAAGGTTTGACTACAACCTCGGGGCCATCCTCAAGTTGGGCTGTGACTATAATTTGTTTTGCTCTGGCAGGGCAAAACTTCTTCTTCGGCGGTACCTCTTTGATGTACACGAAGGAGTTTTTGCCCGGATACTTCCTCAGTTCGGCTGTAATCGTCTTCTGGTCAGCAGCCTTCAACACAACGTCCTGTCCGATGGTTGCTCCTGCCCAGCTCCCGTATCCGTATCTCATCTTGTTGTCGTACGCCCTGTAGTGAAACGCGTGCATTCCATATTCGTGGTACCTGTCGACGGACAGAGTCAGCTTCAAGTCTTCAGTCTCTTGCTGTGTCAGCTTGAGCTTTTTGATGCCACCCTTTGAAGTTCCTCCGTCGCAGTCGACGACTTTGAGAGCTGGAACGCGATGGTCGTACGACCAAGGGATTGCGAGCTTGTAAGCGGGAACTGCTTCGAGGTCGATCGCAAAACCTTTAAAGTTGACTTCTACAGACTTGTGAGGAGGGTCGAACTTCCAGCTCGGATCAGCGACTCCTGCGAACAAGCGGAACGTAGGGAATGAACCTCTATCCCATCCAGAGCCGATCGGAGTTACAAAGGTCGTTTCGACCTTGACTAGAATCTCGTTCGGAGGTTTGATCAAGAGGGCGTGGCCCGTCCTTGCATCAATCGAATCGGTGAGAACCAGCTCAGTGCCGTCTACGGCCTGAAACACTGTCGTTTGACGTCCGTTGTCCAGGTCTACAACGCTCCATCCAGAGACATCTTCATCGGGGGTTGTGCCAATGAAAACCGTCGAGCCGTTAGCTGATTGAACTGACGCAGGAACAGGCTGTCTGTCAAAACAGTAGGCAACGAACCCTTCGTTCAGAAAGCCGAGGCTCAGTGCACCGGTAGATACTGCCCCCAGTTCAACTTCCACGTCTCTTGAAATGGATCCAAGTTTTTCCGATATCAGACTCGAAGTTACTCTCCTAAGTTTGCATACGTATTCCGTCGTTTTGTTGTAAAGTGAAACCGAGCCATGATCCTGGCTGCCGATGGACAGCGGAGTTTCAGCGGAGTAATTCCATGAATCACTTGAGGGACTGTACCGAAAAACGTCACGACTATTGTTGTAACCTCCGAAAGTCAGAAAACTATCTTTTATGCGAGAGGCAGACCAGTGGTACTTAAGTGAGCTCAAAAGTGCCATCGTCTGCCATGTGGACGTTAACGGGTCGAAGTAGAGTGTGTACGACGGGTTGACCGGTCCGACTCCGTACCCTCCAAAAACCCAAAGCCCATTGTAACCCGAAGCGAATGCAAAATAACTCTTAGACAAGAACGTAGTGCTCGTTTCTTCCGTCCAACCGTCACATTGCATCGAATATTTTTCACATCCTGTTGTAATCCCTGCATCTCCAAGCCCTCCAAAAATGTAACCGCAGTCCTTGAACTGTCCTGCTCCGTGTTGGTATCTGGCAAAGTTGAAGGACGACTTACTCGTCCAAGTCATACCGGAGTCGTTCCAACAATCTAAGAAGTTGACACTTGAAAAGTTGTCCGCTGGGTTCGTACGCCCTCCTGTAACGTACACTGAAGGTAACCTTTGGAAAGCTGCGGTTTGTGTTCTGGATTGTATCGGCCCGTGTTTCGTTTGCCACACTTCTCCGGACTGTAAGTACCTGAACATCTGGGTTTGCACTACGCTGTCTTTCGTGTGACCTCCAATTTGGAAGGCTTTCCAACCTCCAGCAAAAGCAGGATTTAGAACTTTAACAGGAGGGCTCGGCTTGGGGGTCCAAACAAGTGAGGCAATGTCGTACTCTTCGGATAGGTTGCCCGTGCCTCCGAACACTAAAGGACTGTAGTTCAGGTCTATGTCACAATCGAGAGAGATACGTGTAAACTTTTCATCTGTACTTAGCTCAACGTCCGTAACTCGATATTCGTTCAAATTAGAGTATCGGAACACAACCAAGTCGTTCGTGCCGATCAAACTCGCTGCGTTTCCCTTGACTCTCACTCTACGAAAGTCTTCGAATTCCAAAACTCTCTCTGGAAATTTGAGAGCAAGGGACGTCGTGGTTTTGACTTTAGGTTTGGGGCTTTTGAGAGCACGTATGTAGTCCTGACTCATTACGTCATCAACTCCTTGCTCAAAACTTGCCTCACTGCAGCAACACGTCTTTTTCTGGCAGGCAACCACACATTGCGGTAAATCCTGTCAACGACTGCCGTATCGTCAATCATTGGCAAGGACCCAGAGAAGTCTATGACGTCACCCTCGAAAGTGATGTTGACTTCCTGTGCTCGCGTAGTCGCGGGTTGCAGCTCACGTAGTGCCTCTCCAGTAAGCTGCAAACGGCCGGCGACCTTGCGTAAAGGCAGTACCAGCTCCGGACCTTTTTCTCCAAGGGTTGCAACTGTTTCTCCAAGGACTACTCCTCCTTTCTGCAAACCGCGAACCTTGCTTTTCAAACCCTCGACAAACGTTTTTCTGGCCAAGAGGATTAAACCGGCTGCAGAAGCAATGCCGGCAGCGATGCCCCAGGGTCCAAGTTTTGTGACTAGCCACTTGAATACCGCTGCAGCTGCAGTGTAAATATGGGACCAGATCTGTTTGATGCTCGACCACAGAGTCTGTGCGGCCGTCTTGATGGACGACCACCGTGCAGTTTTGACGATGTTAATCAATGCATCGACTGCGACTCGTCGGACGCCAGTCCAAACGTCGGTAAGCACTTCCTTTAAGTTCTTGTAACGTCCTTTGGTTTCCGCGGCAAACTGCTCGTCTAGCGCGCGTATTTCAAGCAGGTAGCGCTCGTAAGAGATTTGCCCCTCCTCGTACTGTCGTAACAACTGCTCTTTCTGGTCTTCCATCCTGGCGCGGGTCAACTCAATTTGGGTCTTCGACATTTTTTCTTCCAACCCTAGCATCCTTTCTAGCATAGGGCGGAGAACGTCTCTTTCAATTGTGTTGAGTACCCTGACTGCAGCGTTTTGTAGGATATCGAACGCGTCTCCAGCGTCCGAAGCGTAACGATACCATGCATACCGTAACGCGTTCAGCCCTGTCCTTTCGTACTTCAAAATCCACTGCCACTTTTCCCTGTGCAGCTCCTCCTCTGACGCTCCTTGCAGCTTTAACATTTCCAAACGCAGATCGAGCCAACGACGGTAAAACTGTGGAACACGTTTGAGCTCGTCCTGATAAAGTGCAATACGTTTTGCTTTCAGGTCGCGAGCTACAAGCAACTCTCTTGTGTATTCATCTTGGATGTTGGCGTATTTTTCCTCTAAGTATTGTCTGTAAACGTGTAGTTCCTCTCTTACACGCTGCTCAAAGGGTTTGCCCGACTGCTGAATCAGTTCGGACTGCTTATCGTAGTACTGCTCCCAAATGCCAACGCGATCTTCGGAAAACTTTTGCAGTAGATATTTGAGAAACTGCTCTCTCAATTGCTCATCTTCGATGTACTTGTTCGCGAGGATTTCAATCTGAGCGTAATACTCCGTCAAGCGCTGCAGACTTTCGTTGAGCTGTTGCTCGTTCTCAAGTCCTATACGTTGCAACGCTTCATCGTACATCGACAAAAACTGATCGATAAGGTAGTAGTGTTCCAGTCCAAGCTGCCTTAGTGTGTCCCTCAACGTCTCTGCGGTTACTCCGGCTTTGTGGAGTGCCTCTACGAGCTTGTTATATGCCTGTACCAGTACGTCGATAGGTACTTTAGCTTCAGCAATCCTCCGGAAGTGTGTCACGGCCTGCTCTACAGCAAGTTGAGTTTTTCGGGGTATGTCTATCGTAAAGTCGACGAAGGCCTCGAGTTGCTCCCAACTCAATCCAGTAATTGATTTGTTGAGTCTTTCAATCTGCTGTGCGACTTCCGGTGCATCCTTCCTCAACGCATTCATCGCTTGACGGAACTTCGGGAAGAAGGTGCGCAAATACCACTCAATTACAGTGGAAGGTTCTCTGGCAAAACGCGACTGCAATGCGTCCAAGTACTTGACCAACTCCACGACCTCGTCTCCTGCCAGCCTGCTCGTTTCTCCGACCGCTTTCAGACCGCGGCGTACCCTTTCGATAGCTATCAGCGTCTCCAGTGACATTCCTGCGAGACTTTCGATTGCAGTTTGCAAAGTTGATGGGATTTGCTTGCCCAATTTGATGTAGGCGTCATAGATTTTTGGAAAAACGTTTTCGATCATCCACTTGCGAACTTGCTCTGACGTATAAGTAGTCTTGAACGCAAACTCCCTCAAACTTGTCTCCAGCTCCAGGGGGAGCCTACCTAAGTCTCTGTGCAGCTGAGTATACAATCCGCGTACGATGTCCTGAGCCTCCTCTCCACTTGTTTGAAGCGTCATCAGCATGCGTGCGTACAACGCATTCCACTCGTCTGGGATTTGTTTTCCGAAGCGCATCCGCACCCAGTTCCAGATTTCGGACGCAAAAGTTTGGAACATGTCGCGCGAACTCATCGTCGCTGCATTGAGAAAGTCCATAAAGCGCTGCCACCCTTCACGCCCTACTGCCGCCGAGCGTACCATCTCGTCACGACTTGCCTGCCAGAACTTCGCAAGTTGAGTCAAGTTGACCTCTGAGGACTCGCTGATGTCATACATCAACTGTGTCAGTGTACGTCGTGTGTTTTCACTGACGTCTTCTGCGTTTTCGGTGATGTACCACAAAGTTTCCACTACGTACTTTCTGAGGTCTTCGTCCGTCATAGTCGACAACTGGTGGAAATTTTGCTGCAGTGACTGCAAGTTGTCTGGCAGTTGTCCGAGCTCCTCTTGCAACATATCCAATGCCTGCAAAATTGTTTGCCTCAGTGTCTCGACGTCACGACGTGCGCGCTGGGTCAATCTTGTCATCGCACTTTGTACGTCCTGAGCAGCACGCTGTGCGGAATCGCCCTGCTCCCTCCACCGCTCGGGAAAACCTTCGAGTATGGCACCGAGCCTCTGCCGTATGACGTCAGCGGTTTCGCGTCCTACTTGCTGGATCCTCATCAATGCCACGACTGCGCCAGCTGCAGCCGCTTCCACATCGGATGGCAACTCCAGACCCAAAGTTCTGAAGTCTTCACGAAGTTTCGTCAACTCCGCTCTTGCTGTTCTAGTTGTTAGAGCTAAATTGCGAAAACGTACAATTGCACTCAGCGTACTTTGGTCCAATTCCTGAACCGCTTTGGCTGCGTCGTAGTTATGCTGTTTGAGCACTTCTAGCGCGTGGATGAGCTGCCACGTCAAGTCCGACTCCGTAATAAGCCCCTCCCTTCTCATTCGTTCGATGTCGTTCAAAGCCTCAGTTGCGTCTCTAAGTAGTTCCTGAGATCGACGGTACTCATTCGTCGCGCGGGTGGCGGCAGAGAAGAAGTTCTTGATTGCTCTCCATGCCGCACTCAAACCCCGTCCAATAAGTCCGAAGAAGTCACGAATCGGTTTAGGGATGATGTACCTAAACAGTCTTACAATAAACTTTCCGAAGGTCTGACCCCACTCAGTATTCTTTAACCACCAAGACGCCATACGGATCAACGTAACGGTCACTATTGCTGCCATCGCAACCAAAGCACCTTTGGCACCTAAAGCTCCGCGACCCAGCATGATTAAAGCCGAGCGTACTGTATATGCAGCCGAGCCTGCTGCAACAAGACCTTGGAGGAGAATCTTTAGTTGTTCGTTCAGCCCTTCGAGTTGACCTACGTAGTCAACTATGTGCAAAGCCGCAAACATTGCGCCTAACACCGCAAGACGCGACGCAGCTACACGCACGTTGACGCCCAAGATTGAAAATGCAGTTGCGATCATCTTGATGACCCCGACTGCAGTTAACCCTACTGCTACGAATCCTGCAAAGACCGCGACGGTGCCATTGACGATGCCGGGCAAACGAGAAAACCCTGCGATGACATCTGCAATGGCACCAACAATCCTTCCGATGAAACGGTTAGTCGGCATAAGAGCACGTACGCGTAGTGCGTTGATGGCTTGCGATAACCTCTGCATTTGGACTTGAGTTGTTTCCAACGCCTTATTGGCCGCTTCCTGAACAGCGTTATACGCTTCTTGCTGCGCGGCCAAGTCCTCTAAAGCATCCCTGTAGCGACGGTGCATGATGGAGACCGCACGCAAAGCGCGGATGTTGCTGAAGAACTGCGCCACTTCCTCAGGAAGTAGGAAATTCATTTGTGCGATAGTTTTGATGTAGCCTTGCTTTCTCAAAGTCGCCAAGTCCAAATCGAAGGCTAGAGCACGCACTACATCACCTGACGCAGCCAATTCACCGCGCCAACGTGCGACAGCTGCAACCGCCCTGCGCGTCGGAAGCATGAAATTTCTCACTGACTGAATTGTAGAAGTTACTGCCTGGGACATCCTCATACCCGCTCGGGTCAAGGTCATCATAGTAGCAAGCAACTCATCTAAACTCAAACCGGCTGACGCCCATACAGGTAAAGCACGTCCCAGACGCTGAGCGAGTTCACTGAACTCGAAGCGTCCTCTACGTACAGCCACAAACAGCTTCCCAACGATGTCGTACACGTCTCCAGCTTCCGTTCCAAAAGAGCGGAGAATTCCGGTGAGAAGCTGTGCAGACAGTGAGGTCTCTATAAAACCTGCTCGTGCTGCCAGTGCAGCAGCAGCTAACGTAGTCATCGCGTCTGCAGGCGGGATCAAGGACGACAGAATGTCGTATAACCCCTTCAGAAGTGTACGCGTCCCTTCACCAAATTGGACGGCCAAATCGAGTACACCTTGGGCCATCTGCCGACGCCAAGCTTGGAAGACCATGCCCGTTCCCTGTAACATAGTCATCGCATGGGCTAAGTTGTATTCGAATTGCACAACTGGAGCGATCGCATTGGCGAAAGCCCTTGCAATGACGTATGCTCCACCAGCCGCTGCCATCGCCATAGTAGCGGCGCTTGCTTTGACGTTCCCTGCTACCGCACGCATACGCCATGCAAGTTGGCGTGCCGCGCGGTCCGCC